GCGCGCAAGGCCAGCAGGCCGTCGTAGTCGTTGCTTTGCAGGGCGTTTCGGATCTCGGAGAGGGTAACTTGTGTGGTCATGGTGGGTTCCGATCAGGCAGTAACAAAGGTTTGGGCGATTTGACGCGCCTCGGCCAGAGAGGCGGCCACCTGGACTGGTCGCTCGGCCTGGTCGCCGTCGGCTCGGCAATGGACATCAATACGACCATCATCACGCTCGAGCACGGTTGCCTCGCGGGCATGGTCGAGGCGGGAGCAGTCGCTGAATCCGAAGGCATGTACGGTCCAGAGGAATTCGGCGGTTTGGTTGGTCAGGTTGCTCATCTCTCATCTCCCAGTTTGCTGGACCGCACCGCGCTGTCCATGGGGATTAATGTAGCACAGGAAATGCGGTGATGCATTGGCGAGGTGAAGAAATTGTGTAACACAAGAATAGTTGTGCGGTTGCCGCTGAAGATCGAGAGCACCCCGAATCGGCGCGAGCACTGGGCGGCGCGCGCATCACGGGCAAAGCTGCACCGCACAACGGCATGGGCCAGCCTGCGCGAGGCCGACAAGTTGCCCCGCATCCTTGGCCCGGTGGTCGTGACGATCACGCGCATAGCGCCACGCGAGCTGGATGACGACAACTTGGCCGCCGGCGCAAAGGCGGTGCGTGACGGCGTGGCGGACTGGCTCGGGGTGGACGACAGAGACCCGCTCATCACGTGGCGCTATGCACAAGAGCGTGGCAAGCCCAAGGAATACGCGGCCAGGATCGAGGTGCAAACCGTGAAGCACGACACACAACAGGACAGCCAATGAGCAAGCAATCGGAAGCGAAGGCCCTGCAGGGCTACACGACGGAAGTGCGCAACTGCGGAAACTGCGTGCGGATGGTCTTCGACATGAAATTCCCGAAGTGGATCCAAGAACGGATTGATGCCGGATTCAGCGGCTTGGACAAGGAATGCCACAAGGTGGAGAGCGGCCACCGGTGCGGAATTGGCGGCTTCGCGATCAGGAAGACCGCGCGCTGCGATAGCTGGACTGCCGACACACAACAGGAGGTAGAGGCGTGATGGACGAGCAACAGCAGCGCGAGGCGCAGGCCCCGGGTTTCAGCATCAGCGGCACCAGCAGCCGGTTCGTGGGCTTTCTGCTGAGCCTGGCGGCCGAGGATTTCGCGAGATGGCGCGAGCAATGCAGGTCGAGCGAAATCGACTACACCGAGATGGAGATCCGCTGCGACGACCGGCGAATCACCATGTCTTACGAGGAGTTCGTTCGCCGCGTGTTCGCCGAAGAGGTGATGCATGTCCGTGTCTGACTGCCACGCATGCATCGAAGCAGAGCAAAACCCCCGCACATGCCTCTACACCCACGGGTGCATGCAGTGCCAGGCCAGAGCACTAGCCCAGAGCGACGAAGCCAAGGCACGCCTTCGCGCACCGACAGAACTGGATGTCGCGATGCGCAAGACATGGGTTGATGAGGCCGACTACAGGCGCGGCAGGTCGATGGTCTGGGCGTGGATTAAGAGGTTCGAGGTGACGACATGAGCGTGCTACTAGCGTTTGCTCTCCTGGCTGCCCTGCCAATCGGCATAGCGATCTGGGCAGCAAGGGGTGACTTTTACGACGAGCAGGAGCCGAGGTGAGACGAGAGAACGTTGATTTCTTTGAGGTGCGCCAGGGGCACACCGAAATCCATGAGCGCTTGCTCAACTGGGCGAGGTGGTCCAGGGGCGGCCGAGGCGCCCGCAACGTGCATCCCATGTTTCAGGGCTACCGGGCGGACGGCTATCACGAGCTGCAAGGCGGAGCGATACCGGTGGACAGTCTGGACGCTACGGCAATGCAGAAGCTGTTCCCGCGATTGCCCGAGAAGCACCGATGGGCGCTTCAGTGGTCGTACTGCTACCCGTTCATCCACCAAGGCAAGGTGTGCCGCGTGTTGGCGGTGACAAGGCCGGCGCTGTGCGAATTGGTTCACGACGGGCGGTCGATGTTAAAGAACGTGGCGATTGACACAAGTCACGTGCGTGTGCGACACTCGACCGCAAATCCGTCATACAGCATGTGCTGACTCTGTTTGCCGAACGGCAGGCAGAGGCGACGGCAAAGAGCCCGCCCGGAGCAATCTCGGCGGGTTTTCGCTTATGGGGCAAGCGTCACCGCGACAAACGCCAGCAGTTGCCAAGGGCGTGTGATTGCTGCCTCGCCATACACCGAAGCCCTACCAATAGGCGGGCACCCCATGGACTGCGTTAAACAAACTGCCGGTATCGGCAAAGGAACACCTGGGCCGGGCAGGCCAAAAGGCAGCCAGAACCGCTCTACGCGCCTCGCCAAGGAGGCGATTGCGGAGGCGGCAGAGGGGCTAGGTGGGGCGGACCGACTCGTCGAGTGGGCCAGGGAAGACCCGGCCAATGAGCGCGTCTTCTGGGGCTCGATTTACCCGAAGCTCATCCCGGTGACGCTTGCGGGCGACCCGGAAAACCCGCTTCAGCATGCTCACACTCACGGCCTACAACCAGAGACTGCGCGACTTCTCGCGGGCCTGTCCGCCGGATCAGGCGATACCGGCTCTGAGGCACCTGTGCCGGACTGATCTCTACTTCCTGCTGCGCCATGCGCTCAACCGCAAGGACGCAGAGCACGAGTGGATTTTCCAGCGGTGCAGAGAGATCCAGGCCGAGCCAGATGGTTACCTGGACCTATGGAGCCGCGAGCACTACAAGTCCGCGATCATCACCTTCGCCAAGACGATCCAGGACATCCTGGCCAGTCACGGTGACGGTGCGCTCGTTGAGCGCGAGGTGTGCGTCGGGATCTTCAGCCACTCGCGCGGGATCGCCAAGCGGTTCCTGCGGCAGATCAAGTTCGAGTTCGAGAGCAATGCCAAGCTGAAGGAGTGGTTCCCGGACATCCTCTGGGACAACCCGCAGAAGCAGTCGCCCAAGTGGAGCGAGGACGACGGGATTGTTGTCCGGCGCAAGAGCAACCCAGCCGAGGCCACGGTCGAAGCTTGGGGCGTGGTGGATGGCCAGCCCATCGGCAAGCACTTCCCACTGCTGGTGTATGACGATGTGGTGGTACCGGAGAGCGTGACCACGCCGGACATGCTGGCCAAGACCAGCGACATGCTGGCCCTCAGCTACGCCCTGGGCGCAGATGGTGGCGCAGTGCGGCACATCGGGACGCGGTACCACGCGAACGACGCGTACCGGACGGTCATAGACCGAGGAACGGCCAAGGCGCGAATCCACTTGCTAACCAAGGACGGCACCGCGGACGGTGAGCCGGTACTGAGAAGCCGCGAGTGGGTGGCGAAGAAGCGCCAGGACATGGGCCCCTACATTTTTTCGTGCCAGATGCTCCAAAACCCGCAGGCCGATGAGACGCAGGGCTTCCGGGATGAGTGGCTGAAGTACCACGACGGGTTCAACCGGCAGGGGATGAATGTCTACCTGCTGTTCGACCCGGCCGGAGCGAAGAACAAGCGCAGCGACTACACCAGCGCCTGGGCGGTGGGGCTCGCGCCGGATCTGAACGTCTACGTGTTGGACATGGTGCGGGACCGCCTGAACCTGACCCAGCGAGCGCAGCTGGTGATGGCGTGGCACCGCCGATGGAAGCCCATGGGCGTGGGTGGAGTGCGGTACGAGAAGATCGGCATGCAGGCCGACATCGAGCACATACAGACGGTCCAGCGAGAGCAGAACTACCGCTTCGAGATCATCGAGGTGGGTGGCAATACGCCGAAGCCTGAGCGCATCAAGCGGCTTGTGCCGTACTTTGAGCAAGGCCGTGTGTACCTGCCGCGCACGCACTTCTACACCGACTACCAGGGGCGCACCGAGGACCTGGTGCAGACCTTCATCCAGCAGGAATACAAGCCGTTCCCGGTGTCCGTGCATGACGACATGCTGGACGCCTTGGCTCGGCTTATCGAGCCGGAACACCCGCTGGTGTGGCCTGAGAGCAGTGACCTCACCGAAGTCTATGAGCCGCCCTCCTACGACGACTGAATGCGAAATGTGCCGCAGGCCGTGGACACCGCTCTTCCAGCCTGCGGCGAACGGCCGCGAAACCGGGGTGGTATGTGAATCCTGCTGTGCAGGGCTTCGGCGATTGGCTGAGGTTATGCAGTCAGAGTCATATGACGACTAAGCCGCATCTCGTGAGGCGCTTCGACGTGTGGTGTGTGAGCGGCCCGACCAACCCGCCCGATGAGTACTGGCCCCGGTTCGTGAGGGCAGTGGAGTGGAGCGGCAACCAGTGGTGCAAGCATGAGCAACGATCAACGAGTGCGAACCCGCACGCTGAGCTGGCGCGAGATCGCGCAAAAGGCGTGGGGCAAGGAGTGGACCAAGCCGGAGCCGGCCTACCAGTTCACCAACCGAACCTTTGACGAGCCGAAGACCCCTGGTCCGTACAGGCAGAACTGATGAACATCGTAGGCATTGACTGCGAAAACCCGGCTGACGAGACCATGGCGATAGACGCTGTGCGCACCCTCGTTGACCACTATCCCGGCCACGATTGGCACGTCCTCGTGAAGGGTGGGGTGATGCACGTCAAGGCCCAGAACATCCATCCGCAGTGGGGCATGTGCCTGCACTACACGCAGCTGAAGGACGACGCGACAGAGCGCAAGCGCAGCATCGTGCGCGCGGCCGGCGAGTTCCTGGAGCGTGCGCACCTCAAGCGTGGCGCGGCCAGCGGCGAGCGAGTGCGGTCGGTTGAGGGCATCTCGGCCAAAGAGATGGCAAAGGCCCGCTTGTGACCGACTGGCTCAAGATCGCCGAGGAGTGCTACAACGCGTCCACCAACTACCTGGACGCGAACTGGCGGAAGAACATCGAGCGCAACATCGCTCTGTTCCAGTCCAAGCACCCGAGCGGCTCGAAGTACAACAGCCCAGCCTACAAGCACCGCTCGCGCCTGTTCCGCCCCAAAACGCGCAGCGTGGTGCGCAAGAACGAAGCCGCAGCAGCCGCGGCGTTCTTCGCCAACGTCGATGTCGTCACCATCGAGCCGGAGAACGATGGCGATCCGATGCAGGTGGCCTCGGCCGAGGTCATGAACGAGATCGTCAACTACCGGCTGACGAAGACGATCCCGTGGTTCGTGACCCTGCTCGGGGCGTTGCAAGAGGCGCAGGTGGTCGGCCTGGTGGCGTCCTACCAGTACTGGGACTACGCTGAGAAGCGCGAGACCGCCTATGAACCGCTGACCGACGAGATCGGCATGCCGCTGGCGGATGCGTCGGGCCAGCCAGTGATGCGCGCGGTCGAGTCCTACCGTGTCACCAAGGACAAGCCCTGCATCGAGTTGATCCCGTTCGAGAACATCCGCTTCGACCCGGGCGCCAACTGGACCGATGTGGTGGGCACGTCGCCCTACCTCATCCGCAAGGTGCCGATGTACGTGGACTCGGTGCAGCAGATGATGCGGCAGACCGACCACAAGACGGGGCAACCGAAGTGGAAGGAGTACAGCCAAGCCGAGATTCGGCAGGCCATGGTGGACTACGACACCACCCGCCAGCAGCGCGAGGATAAGCGGCAGGATCCGCTCTCCGACAACGGGGCCACGCTCAAGGAATTCGAGATCGTCTGGTGCCACGAAAACTTCGTGCGCATCGGCGGCGAGGAAAAGGTGTTCTGGACCCTCGGCACGCAGCAGCTGCTGACGGAGGCCGTCGATCTGGACGAGGCCTACTTCCACGGTGAGCGGCCTATCGTCATCGGCTGTGCTGTGATCGAGGCGCACAAGACCAAGCCGGATTCACTGGTGGACCTCGGGGCCGAGCTGCAGAAAGAGGCCAACGAGACCGTCAACTCGCGCCGGGACAACGTGTCCTTGGTGCTGAACAAGCGCTACATCGTCAAGCGCAACGCGCAGGTGGACATCGATTCCCTGCTGAGGAACGTCCCGGGCGGGGTGACGATGGCGAACAACCCGCTGGAGGACGTGCAGGAGCAGAACTGGCCCGACGTGACCAGTTCAGCGTACCAAGAGCAGGACCGCCTGAACGTCGATTTCGACGAGCTGACGGGCAACTTCTCGCAGGGCTCGGTCATGACGAACCGCAAGCTCAACGAGACCGTGGGTGGCATGCAGATGATGCAGGGCGGGGCCGGCCAACTCACCGAGTACCTGTTGCGCACGTTCGTCGAGACGTGGGTGGAGCCTGTGTTGGACCAGCTCGTGAAGCTGGAGCAGGCCTACGAGACGGACGCGACCATTCTCGCGCTGTGCGGGGAGAAGGCCCAGCTGGCCCAGCGGTACGGCGTGGATCAGGTCACCGATGAGATGCTCGGCCAGAGTCTCACGGTGCGGGTGAACGTGGGCGTTGGGGCCACGGACCCGCAGAGCAAGGTGGCGCGGTTCATGTTCGCCCTCAAGACGTACGGCGAGGCCATGGCCGCGATGCCAGACGCCGACCCGGAGGCGATCCGCAAAGAGGTGTTCGGCCTGCTCGGCTACAAGGACGGTTCACGCTTCTTCAAGCGCGACGACGACCCGCAAAGCCAGCTGCTCCAGCAGCAGATGCAGGAGATGCAGCAGGCGCTGCAGGAGATGTCTCAGAAGCTGCAGCTTGCCGAGCTCAAGCTCGCCGAGAAAGACGGCGAACTCCAGGTCAAGGCGTTCGACGCCGAGACCAAGCGCATGCAGGCGCTGGATGAGCCGGCAGACATTGAGGATCCGCGCAAGCTCGATGCCGAGATGTTCCTGGCCGAGCAGGACCGCATCATGGAGTTGCACAAGGCGCAGATGGAGGAAGCGGCTGCCGAGAGGCAGAAGCTTCTGGAACTCGCCAAGAGCGTGATTGAGTCGCAACTCAACAAGCCGGCGCCAACAGATGCGATGGGCGAGGTGCAGCCGGAGTCCATCACAACGACCCTCGCCGAGGTGATGCAGGCAATCCAAGGGCTTGCCGAGCAAATGGCATCTACGCGTGGCGGCCGAGCGGAGTTTGTGCGTGATGCCAGCGGCGTGGTGACGCATGTCGTAAAGGACGGCAGGACGCACCCCGTGTTGCGTGACGAGCACGGTCGGTCCATAGGTCTTGGGGGGCCGACTGAGATCGAGGGGGTGTACGAGTGACGTACCAGACGCACATGACGGCCAAGTTGGGCATGCGCGGCACCTTTGTGTGTCGCAACGCAGCCGGCGAGGTGGTCAAGACGATCCAGTTCAGCGGGGCTGTACCGCTCTCACGACTGGGGGTGAACGAGGAAGAGGCGCGCAGCCTCGTTGAACAGCAGGGCAAGAGCGATGGCAATCACAGTTGCGAATGAGGTCAAGAAGGCCGCGCTTGACGGTATTTGCGCCATTTTCAACGGTGGCCAGTTCCGTCTGGATACCAGCGGGGACGCCGAGTTGGCGACCCCAACATTCAACGCGACTGCCTTCGGCGCGGCCACGACGGCCAGCCCATCGGTAGCGACGGCGAACGCATTCACCGCCGACGCGACGCCAACGGCCGGCACCATTGCCAAGTTCCTGCTGAGCACGTCCGGAAGCGCGTTGCGCATCAATGGCTCCGTGGGCGTTGGATCTGGCGACCTCCAGGTGAGCGACAACGTGATTCCTGCCGACGCCACGGAGGTGACGGTCGCCAGCTTCCAGTTGAGCCTGCAGATCACGTGAGCCGGTTCAAGCTGCGCGCGCCGCTGCGTCTCACCCTGTCCGGCGCGCTGTCGGTCAGCGGGGATGTCCAGTCCCAGACGGGATACGCGCTGCAGTTTCCGAGCAACGTCTCCGGCAGCGACACATCAGCCCCGCTCGTTGCGATCAAGTTTGCAAACCCGCAGAGCAACGGACTTCCGATCTGGGGCGCGAGTGGTGGTGGGGTGAGCTGGGTGCGAAAGATCAAGGTTATCCAGCAAACCGGCTACTACGCGCAGATCTGGTGGTGTAACGACGGCACATTCAACTGGAACGGCGGATCTCCTGGCTCCTACTGGGGCGCTCATCCGTACCCAACGACCAGCGACAACAGCGGCACGAGCCATGTGTGGGAGGTTGCGACAGACACGGGCGGCGACTTCTTCAACTCGTCCGGGTCATCCGATGTTGGGCAGGGCACGTCAGTAACCAAGGACATCGTATATGTCCAGGGAATGCGGATCACGAGGGCGGACGCCAACTCGAAGACCCTCACTTGCTACTTCAACCTGCCGAACGTGGATGCGGCGAACCGCATTGGCGTCAACGTCACCACAGCAGGCTACGGAGAGAGCGACCCGCCAAGCCCGGTGCTCATGATTGGCGATTCGCCTTGGTTCGCCGACTTCCAGCATGAGCGCGCATCGATGGTGCTGGATGCAATCAAGATCTTCACGCCCGCACTGAGTGAGGCGGACATGGCCAGCGAGGCGACTGACTTCAGTCAGTTGGTCACCTCTGCAGGGCAGTCGAATATCTGGTGGGGGAAGAACGGCTTTTCCGATGTCGATGACCTGACGTGCGCGTTCGGCACCGGGCGGGCCTTTGCCTGGGCCAATGCGAACAAAGGCACGCTGGTAGCGAGGCTGTAGATGCCGACCGATGACTTCAGCGGCTCGGGTGCGCTGGGTGGTGACTGGACCGTCACCGCGGGCTCGTTCACTCAGAGCGGCGGGAACTGCTACGGCGACACCGGCAGTACGTCATCGTTCGCGATCTACACGACGGGCTCGGTCAGTGATGACCATGAGTCTGAGACCACGCTCCAGCCGCGCGGCTCTGGCCAGTACTTCGGGCCGGTGGTTCGCGGCAACACGACCGACAGCGCTTGCGCGAACGTCGATGCTGGCGCCGATGGCCTGTATGTCAGCACATGGAGTGCCGGAGGGGCGCAGACGGTCATCATCGGGCCTGTCACCTGCCCGGCAGCCGGAACGCGGATCAAGCTGCGCGCAGTCGGCACACAGCTGCGGCTGTACTACGACGATGTGGAGCAGACCGGTGAGGGCAGCCCTTGGACGCCTGCCGGCCTGCCAGCCACCGGGCGGTATGGCATCAGTGCCTACAGCAACGGCACGAGCACTGGCGCGAGTGCGTGGACTGGAGCGAACGTCGCGAGCACGTTCTCACTCACGCCGACCGCGGCCCTCGCGCTCACTGGCACGCTCTCTGTCAGCGGCGAAATCACGGCGCAGGAGCCGAATCCGTTCAGCCTGACGCCCACCGCACCGCTGGCGCTCACGGGCGCGCTGAGCGTGTCCGGCGACACCTCGTATGCCCAGCCGTGGGAGATGGGTGCGCCGCTCGTCCTGGGACTGTCTGCAACGCTGGGCGTGTCGGGTGACCTCTCGTTCCGCATCCCATTCGCGCTCGAGCCAACGGCGCCGCTTGCGCTGTCTGGCGTACTAGATGTCAGCGGCGCCGTGGTCTCAAGCAGTGCGGAGCAGCCTCAGGCGTTCTACCGCCTGGTACGCAGAAGTAAGCCGAAGCGCTACCTTACTCCGCAACGCGACCTGGAGCGGTTTGCAGAGCGCGCATTCACGAAGCCTGATCCCCCAGAGCTGGTGCCGCCAAGGATCGAGATCGAACTGCCAAGGCATGAGGAGCCGCCGCGGTTGGACAACCTCGACCGCGAGATTGCCGAACTGGCCGCCGCGCTTGAGGCGAAGTCGAAGCAAGTGCAACGGAAGATCGTGAAGGCGGCCTATGACGACGACGAGGAAATCCTCGCCCTGCTATGAGTGACGTGTTGTGGGCCGAAGCGGCGCTCGGAAGAGACGCTGAAGAGTTCCTGGCGAGCGACATCGGGCGCTACATCATCGGCCGCTGCGAGAACGAGATCGCCGAGGCCCAGGACCAATTGGCAAGCGTCAGCCCGTGGCGGCGCAACCGCATCCGCCAGCTGCAAAACGAGATTTGGCGAGCCCGCTCGGTGCGCCAGTGGATCGCCGATCTGGTGATCTCTGGTCGAGAGGCCGAGAAGCAGCTAGAGCAGCAACAAGACGAGTAACCGGCCCCGCAAGGGGCCTTTCTTTTGGAGCATCCATGTCCGAAGCCACTCCTACCCAGCAGGGCGGAGAAATCGAGTTCACCCCCGCATACCAGGGCCGCATGGCCGCCATGGCGCAGATCGCCAAACAGGCCCACGAGGCGGTGGCAGGGGAACTCAGCGACTTCAACGAGGACACAGGCGAGATCACTCCGCGGCAGGCCGAGCAAAGCACACAAGAGGCCGAGCCGGAGCAGCACGCCGACAAGCCGCAGGAGCAGGAACAGCCCCCCGCGCAGGAAGAGCAGCCAAAGCCGCGCATGGTGTCCATCGTCGTCGATGGACGGGCCGTCGAGGTGGAGGAGGATAGGATCATCGAGGCCGGCAAACGGACCCTGCAGAAGGAGTCCGCGGCCGACCGGCGACTGCAAGAAGCGGTCGCAAAAGAACGTCAGGCCCAGCAACTGCTGGATCAGGCGAGACGGCTATCCGGTCAGGACGCCGACGAAACTCAAACGACGCCATCGCAAGACGCGTCACATACCACGCAGGCTACCAACGGGGTTGACCCGCAGGCGCTGGATGCACTGCTTGAAAACAAGCTGTACATGCGTGATGCCCAGAAGGCAGTGGAGAAGTTCAAGCAGGACTTCCCCGACATCGTTTCCGATCCGCACTTGATCCGGTTGGCGGCCAACATGGAGCAAGACCGCCTCGACACCGCGACGGCACTGGGGGAGAGCTTTGGCGACCCCTACGACGCCTATCGCAGGCACGGGGAGTCCATCCGTGATTGGCTCAAGAAGCGCGCGCCACACGCGCAGCCTGTCAACGCCGACAAGGTGGAGAAGAAGCGCTCAATCATGGCCGTGCCGGCAGTGAACGCCACGGCCCCCAAGCCCCAAGAGAAGAAGCCCCTCACCGTTTCCGAGCAAATCGAGGCGATGCGTGAGGCGCGGCTCAAGGGACGACCTGTGACCCATCTATAGGAGCCAGACCATGGCTGCACAACTGTGGGCCGTCAATACTCTTGGCGGCTACTTCTACTCTCTGAACCTGTCGGACGAGCTTCGCAAGGCGCTTCAGCCGTCTGTGAAGTTCCGCCAGATGTGCGACGTGAAAGACGCGTCGCAGCAAGGCAAGAAGAAGGGCGACACCTTCACGTGGGACGTCGTTTCCAACGTGGCAACCCGAGGCACGGCGCTGACGGAAACGAGCACCATGCCGGAAACCAACTTCACGATCAGCCAGGGCACCCTGACGATCACGGAGTATGGCAATTCCGTCCCGTACTCCGGCAAGCTGGAAGACCTGTCGAAGTTCTCGGTGAAAGACACCGTGATGAAGGCGCTGCGCCAGGACGCCACGAAAGTGATGGACTGCGCTGCACACCAGCAATTCAACCTCACACCGTTGCGAGTTGTTGGCACGTCTTCGACCACCATCAGCCTGACCACCAACGGCACGGCGACCGGCACGAACTCGCAGGCCTTCAACACCAACCACGTCAAGCTGATCGTGGACACCATGAAGGAGCGCAACATCCCCGCCTACACGGGCGATGACTACTTCGCGCTGGCGTGGCCCACGACCTACCGGACAGTGAAGAACAGCCTCGAAACCCTGCACCAGTACACGGAGAAGGGCCTCACCATGATCATGAATGGTGAGATCGGGCGCTACGAGAACGTGCGGTTCGTCGAGCAGACCAACATCCCGAAAGGCGGAGCGGCAGACTCGACCACGTTCAACCCGTTCACCAACACGGCGGACGCGTGGAACGGCGGCTACTCGGACTGGATCTTCTTCTTCGGGGAAGACACCGTGGCCGAGGGCATCGCCGTCCCCGAGGAGATCCGCGCCAAGATCCCGACCGACTACGGCCGCTCCAAGGGTGTGGCGTGGTACTCGCTCAATGGTTTCGGCCTCGTGCATGCAGCCGACGCAGAGCAGGCGCGCGTGGTTAAGTGGGATTCGGCCGTGTGATGTTTGACGTTTGCGTGGGATGAGGGGCCTCTTCGGAGGCCCTTTCTGTTTTCTGGGCGGATCGGGCCTTCTCCCGCTGCCCCCAATGCCGTGCGTGAGAGGCGCGCATGTGCGTGAGAGCGACAAATGGCAGACAAAACCCTCGCCTACGATCACCCGGCCTATCTCGTGCCGCACGTGTTCGCGGGCAACACAACGGTTGGTGCCAACGGCATCAGCCAGAAGTTCGCGGCCTTCACCGCAATGCAGATCAAGGCGGTCCACAGCTCGCCCAACATTGCATCCACCGCGGCCGGCTCGCAGCCGCTCATGTACACGGTGAGCGGCACCACCACAGCGACTACGACGCTCACGGTTCTCACCTCTGCATCGCGTGACACGCGCACGGATGCCCTCGCCACGGCGGTGAGCCTAGCTCGTGGCGATCAGGTCTACCTGACCCACGGCACCGACGCGACGGCAGTGATGAGCTTTGCCGTTGAGTGCGCCATGACCCCGGGCGCTGCCCTGACGGCGTAAAGCCAAGGTGGCCGCCGGCAACGCGGCCACCGTTCTTTGGAGATTCAATGGTCTGGCGCATTGACGACCCCCAAGGCAACGAGTCCGGGAAGATCCTCTGGGAAACCGTGCAGTACACGCGCGGCCAAGGGCTCGATCTCGGCTGCGGGCCGAACAAGGTGTGGCCACATGCTATTGGCGTAGACAACTACACGGCCACGGCCCAGTTCGGCACGCCGATGAAGCCGGACGTGGTGAGCGATTGCGCGAAGCTGCAGGTGTTCGGCTCGGCCTCCATGGACTGGGTCTACAGCTCGCACCTCCTGGAGCACATCCAGGACACGGCCGCGGCGCTCAAAGAGTGGTGGCGCGTGCTGAAGCCAGGCGGCCACCTGATCCTGTACCTGCCGCACAAGGATCACTATCCGAACATCGGTCAGCCAGGGGCGAACCCGGACCACAAGCACGACTTCCTGCCGCAGGACATCGTGGACCACATGCGCGACGTTGGCGCGTGGGACTTGGTCCGCAACGAAGACCGGGCTGATGGCCAGGAATACAGCTTCTTCCAGGTCTACAAGAAGCGCACGGACGGGAAGCACCTGTTCAGTCACAAGCAGCCGCTGCCCACAAAGCGCGCCGCGGTGTTGCGCTACGGAGCGTTCGGCGATGCGATCCAGGCATCCAGCATCCTGCCGGGGCTGAAAGAGCAGGGCTTTCACGTCACCTTCTACTGCACGCCCAGGACGCAGGATGTCCTGCGCCATGACCCGCATGTGGACGCGTGGTACGTGCAGGACGTGGACCAGGTGCCGAATGCCCGTCTCGGCGAGTTCTGGGAGTGGGAGCGCAAGAAGTTCGACCGGTTCATCAACCTGAGCGAGTCCATCGAGGGCACGCTTCTGACGCTTCCGGGTCGGCCGAACCACTCGTGGCCGAAGAACCTGCGCCGCAAGCAACTCGACGTGAACTACTTCGAGTTCGCGCACGATCTGGCCGAGGTGCCGCACGACTTCCGGCCGAAGTTCTACGCGACGCCGGAAGAGGTGGCGTGGGCGAAGAAAGAGCGCACCAGGATCGGCGGCGACCACCTCATCATGTTCTCGCTAGCTGGCTCCAGCGTGCACAAGGTGTGGCCGTGGCAAGACCACCTGTTCGCAAGGATCCTCCTCCAGTACCCAGGTGCGCGCATCGTCACGGTGGGCGACGAGTTGTCCCAGATTCTTGAGCAGGGTTGGGAGAACGAACCGCGCGTCACGCGCATGTCCGGCAAGTACAGCATCCGCCAGAGCATGAGTCTGCTGGCCGAGTGCGACATGGTGATTGGGCCGGAAACCGGGATCCTGAACGCGGCCGGGCACATGCCCATGCCGAAGATTGTGTTCCTGTCGCACAGCTCGGCGAACAACCTGACGAAGCACTGGGTCAACACGGCGGCCATTGAGCCGGCCGGCACGGATTGCTACCCGTGCCATGCCATGCATTACAGCTTCGAGCACTGCCATCGGCACGAGGGGACAGGCACCGCACTTTGCGCCGCGAACACCGAGCTTGAGACGGTGTGGGCGGCGTTCGACGGCTTTCTGCGGAAGGCTGCGTAATGGCCACCAGCGGCACGACCAGCTACAGCGTCAATGAACTCGATGTACTGAAGGCTGCACTCGGAAAGATCGGCGTCGTAGAGATCGGCCGCTCACTGGAGCCGGAAGACATCGAAGTCAGCCGCCGCAACCTGAACCTGATCATCAAGCAGTGGGTAGCGCAGGCGGATTTCGCGCCGGGCCTGAAGATGTGGACACGGCGTCGTGGCTGGCTGTTCCTGCAGAAGAGTCAGATCGAGTACGACCTCGGCCCATCGGGCGACGAGTGCGCGGCCGAAACCTACGTGGCAACCACGTTGACGGCCAACGCTGCGTTGGGTGCCGGGACCATCACGGTGGCGTCCATCACGGGGCTGGCGAGTGCGCAGCGCATCGGCGTCCTGCTGGACTCCGGGTCGATGCAGTGGACCACCATCAACGGGGCGCCTAGTGGGTCCACGGTCACGCTGACGGATACGCTGACCGGCGCAGCAGCGAGCGGGGCAACGGTCTACGCATACACAAGCAAGATCCTGCGACCGTTTGAAATCGTGTCAGCAGTGCTGCGTGATAGCGACAGCAACGACACGCCGATGGATCCACAGATGTCCATCGCAGAGTATGAGTCGATCCCCTCCAAGAGCGGGACAGGGACGCCTGCCAGGATCTACTTCGAGGCGAAGAAGACCAATGCCGTCGCCTACCTGGACTGCGCCCCGGACGACCTCACGCAGGTGATTCGGTTCGTCTACCTCTCCTACGTAGAGGACTCGACGGCCACGACAGACGACGTGGACTTCCCGGCCGAGTGGTATCGGGCGCTGGTCGGTCAATTGGCGATGGACTGTGCGCTCGACTACGGGCTGCCGGTCACGCCCGCCATTGTGGAGTACCGGAATGAGGGTCTGGCCATGGCACGCAACGCGTACCCGGCCAGGTCCACCGCGTACTACGAGAGCGATCCGGACTCGTACTGACATGGCCGGAAAACGCTACATCCCCTGCGTCGGCCCATCGTACGCCCTCGCGGACCGCAAGAGCGCCGTTCAGCGCTCGGTGAACCTGTACTTGCGCGAGATCGAGGCCCCGGGCGAGGACAAGCCGGCCGTATTGGCGTCCGTGGCGGGGCTGGTCGAGCACCTGAGCCTGGGCGCCACGATTCGGGGCAGCTACGCCACCGACACGCGCTGGTTCGTGGTCGCGGGCTCGACGCTGTACGAGTTGACCACGGGTGGGCTCGTGTCGCGCGGCACCTTGTCCACCAGCAGCGGCTACGTGTGCATGCGCCATGGCCGCGACCAGTTGGCCCTGGTGGACGGCAGCAACGGCTACGTGCTCAACATGAGCACCAACGCCTTTTCCACGATCACCGATGTGGACTGGCGCGGATCCAACTGGGTGGAGGAGCTTGACGGCTACTTCATCTTCTTCGACCCGGGAACAGATCAGTTCTACCTGTCGTCCCTCGATGACGCCACGACCCTGGACGCGCTCGACTTCAGCAGCGCCGACGCCAACCCGGACGACATCACGACGCACCGCGTCATGAAGCGCGAGCTGTACCTGATGGGCTCGCGCTCCATCGAAGTGTGGATCAACAGCGGCGACGCGGATTTCCCCTTCACGCGCTACAACTCGACGCCCATCGACATCGGCGTGTGTGGGCAGCGGGCGTGCATCCGGGCTGCCGACACGCTGGTGTTTGTCGGTCAGACCGAGCGCGGCCGGGGCTACGTCTACATCATGCAGGGCCATCAGCCGGTGCGCATCAGCACTCGCGCGGTGGAGGAGTCGCTCGCGGGCTCCACGGACCTCTCTCAGGTGTCGATGTGGAGCTATCACATCGAGGGCGCGGAGTTCGTCGGCGTCAATGCGCCCGGGATGGACACCACCTGGGTGTGGAATGCCTCCACGCGGCAATGGCACGAGCAGGCCAAGCTGGTGGACGGCGAATGGGCCGCGTGGCCGGCAGACGAAGTGACGTTCTTCGATGGCGAGCACTACGCCACCTCGGGGACGAAGACCTACCGCCTGGACGACGAGACCTACACCATCGCGGGTGACCCGCTGGTGCGCGCGCGCACATGGCCGCACCTTGTGAGCCCGAGCATGGAGCGTGTTGCTTACCGCGGGCTGGAGTTGGCCTGCACCACGGGCCACGGCGGCAACGTCACGCTGGAGATCAGCAACGACGGCGGTTTCACCTGGGGCTCGCCGCTGATTCGTTCGCTCGGCGCCACGGGGCAGTGGATGCAGCCGGTGCGCTGGCACATGCTGGGCTCGGCCCGAGACCGCGTGTTCCGCATCCGCTGCTCCGATGCGGTCCCGTTCAACATCCACGGCGCGACCGTGAACGCTTGACATGGCAACCACGATCACCCTCCCGCGCCGCGACCTCCCTATCGCCGTGCCCATGGCTGGCGGGCTGCAGACCAGCGGGGACTGGTATCGCTGGGCGCGCGACATCACGGCTCGCGTGGGCGGCGTGACCGGGACCAGCACGGAAGACCTATCGGTGAGTCAGTCCGGCGGTGCTGGCATTGAGGAAACGAAGGCCGCCCTCTCCATGCTTGCCAATGAGGCGGGGCAGTTCCCGGCGGCGCCGTCATGTGTGTCAGCTGACGACCCGCTGACGCCTGCGCCATTTGCGCTGGCCGCCGTCGCAGAAGACCCGAGCAGCGAGATTGCCAGCCTGCGAGAAGAGCTTGCGACGCTGCGCTCGCGCCTGGATGCCATCGAACAAGGAAACGAGCAATGACCGTCATCGCCAAGCCGCTGATCACGTCGAAGTACGCGTCGAACGCGGAGACCACCGAGTACACCGCGCCGTCTGGCACGCGCACGATCATTGACAAGTTCACCGGGTACAGCGCCACCGGAGGGACCTTGACGGTCAAGCTGGTGGCCTCTGGCGGCACAGCAAGTGCCGACGAGATCATCGAGGCGAAGACGCTGGCGGCCGGGGAGACGCACACCTTCCCCGGGATCGTCGGGCACTCGCTGGAGGCTGGCGGTTTCATCAGCGTCATTTGCTCTGCAGCCAGCAACACCGTGATTCGTGCCAGTGGGCGCGAGGTGTCGTGATGGCCGAGTTCAATGTCGGCTTCGGCGATCTCGGCATCGAGGTGATCCACCACATGCCGGACGATGGCTCAGGCGTGTACGCGAAAGAGGTGCGCATCCCGGCCGGCTGCGTGCTGCTCAACCACGCGCACAGCTTCACCCACAAGAGCCTCCTCGCTGCCGGCACGGTGGTTGTGTCGGTGGACGGCGTCGAGGCCGAGCACACAGGCCCCGCCATGCTGGTGATTCGCCATGGTGTGCCGCACGAGGTGAGGTCGGTGACCGATGCGGTCTGGTACTGCATCCACGCCACCGACGAATGCGATCCCGAGCGGATCGACCACACGCTGATCGGAGACTGACCATGCCATTCATCATGGCCGGAGCCGCGCTTGGGGGCGCAGTGCTGTCGTACCAGTCCGCGAAGGGTGCCGCCAAGGACCAGCGCGCGGCCACCAATAGGGCTATCGGGACAGAAGAGCGGCAGTTCGAGCTGACGCGCTCGGACATGGCCCCGTACCGGCAGGTGGGGGTCAACGCACTGGAGCAACTGACCGGCCAAGTCGCGCGCAACCGCGAGAACTTCGACGCCAGCGCCTACCTGACGGCCAACCCGGATGTAGCCGCGCACAAGACCTTCGCCACGAATCCGTGGGAGCACTACTCCCGCTATGGGTCGCAAGAAGGGCGGCAGTTCACGTACACGCCGGACGCTCAGGCCCGGTTGGGACAGGTCGGCGAGATGGACCGCCCCGTCACGGCCGAGGACGTGATGCAAGACCCGGGCTATCAGTTCGGGCTGCAGCAGGGCCAGCAGGCGCTAGACCGCAAGATCGCCGCAATGGGTGGGCGCGTGTCAGGGCGAGCACTCAAAGCCGCGGCCCGCTTTGGCACCGACTACGGCAGCACCGGCTTCAACGCTGCGTACCAGCGCAAGCAGGACCGCTTAAACCGCCTGTCCGAATTGGCCGGCATCGGCCAGACAGCCACGGGCAGCAGCGCAGCCGCGGGGGCGCAGTCGGCCAACGCCATCAGCGGCCTGCTGAGTGCCCAGGGCAACGCCAACGCCGCATCGCGCATGGCCCAGGCCAATATTTGGGGGTCCGCGGGGAACCAGCTCGCGGCGCTGTACGGCCGCAACGCAGGCGTTGGCCCAGGCTCGGGCGCCTACACCGACCCGAGCAGCTTGTACGCACAGAACGGCTCTGATGTTGGATGGAGGCCCTGATGGCGGCAGACGCGAACATCTTCGCCCAGTACTTGCGCGCGCCGAAGTCGGTCAACGACTACATGGCCGAGATGGATGGGGCCGACCTCCGGCGCGAGCAGTTGACCGGCGCGAGGCGGCAGAACGCCCTGCAGGCCCTCGTCGCCCAGGACACCATGGACCAGCGGCGCATTGCCGGCGAGGACCGTGCACGCCTGCGTGATCTGGCCGGGCAGTCGGGCGGCGACACCAACAAGCTAATCCAGCTCCTGCGCGGCTCTGGCTCGGCCGGGCTGATGTCGCAAGCCGACACGCTGGAAAAGGGCTACCTCGACCGCCAGAAGACCGAGGCGGAAGTCGGCGAGAAGAAGGCGAAGACCACGCGAGAGCAGGGCTCCACGCTGGACGACGCCATGAAGCGCTACCGCGGCGCACTGGACTTCATCGACACGCCCGATGGCGCCGCGCGCTGGCTGCAGGCCCAGTACGCCGACCCGGTACTTGGCGAGCACGTCAGCCGACTGGCACCCATTGAGGAGGCCGTGGCTCGCATCCCGCGTGACCCGCAAGGCTTCGCGCAGTGGCGCCAGCAGTCGGCGCTGGGGATGGAGAAGTTCGTCGAGCAGCAGCGCCTACAGGCAACGCAGGCCGAGACGGCGCGGCACAACCGGACCTCGGAGACGCTGACCGCGAGAGGCCAAAGCCTCACCGACGCACGGGCGCGCGAGGGCAACGACATCAAGCGTGCCGAGGTGCAGATGGGCGGGAAGCCGCCCCCTGGCTATCGGTGGGCCGGAGACGGCCGGCTCGAAGCGATCCCGGGTGGTCCAGGCGACAAGCTCCCTGAGGCCCAGCAGAAGCAGGTGATCGGTACGCAGAACCTGAGCAACGCGATCACGGAGTACCGCAGCGCCCTGAAGTCATTCGGCCCGCTCGACGCCCTGAAGCCCGACCAGCGCGCCCGGCTTGGGACGGTCTACAACAACATGCTGCTGCAGGCGAAAGAGGCCTACAACCTTGGTGTGCTGAACGGCCCCGACTACGAGATATTGCAGTCCGTAGTCACGGATCCACGCACCCTGAAAGGTGCCGTCACGTCGAAAGCGGCGCTCGACAAGCAGGCGTCCGAGCTCGACCGAATCATGGGCGGCATCGCCAAGACCTCTGGCAACCGGAGGCCGCAAGACGGTGCGCCCGCGGTCGCGGCCGGCGCCGCCCCGGCCAAGGCGGCGGG